GGTAATGATGGCTGCAATGAGCCAGAATAGTTGTGAGTCTTCGTTCTTCATATGGATATTATCGACAGATGAGCCTAAGGACTTTAGGCGTACTGTGACAATATCCGTATATCAGTTCAGATGCGGGTCAATTAATGTTGATTTCTTCCAGATCTTGACATGCAAGCGTCTGACGGATCACTCCGTACAGTTCCTTGGTCTCCTCTTCGCACGGACCCTTGTAGGAACTGATAGCATAAAGTGCGTTGTACAAGGTGTCATACTCTTCGATGACCTCCCAGGTGCCCATCGGGCGCTGTCGAATGACACGCCAGCAAGCAGCTTCCTCGTTCGAGTAGATCCTGTAGCGGCGACCTGCTTCGGTCCACTCCATCTTGAAAACATCCTTGTAGGATTCGTCGGGCGTAGGGAAGTTGAATGTGTAGTCGTTGTTCTTCATGCCCCAATTATAACCGAACCCCAAGCCATTTCAAGCCTGGGGTCCGATATCTTTCAGATTGTTTGTGAGGCTAGTCGATTATGTTAGCCATCGTGGGTGCCACGGCTGGATAGGACCTAGCCGTCAACAGGTTTCTGTAAGTATCAGCAAAGCGTTCACCATATTTCTTGTAAGAAAGCGGTTTGAAATGACTCAGATCATTTTTACTTACTCTTGGCAGATCGTCAATGGGTACTTTGGCTCTATGCCCATCTAAAAATAATCGTGTAACAGCCTTTCTAAGAACATTAATTCTAGAGGGCGGGTAAAATGCGTCATCACCGTAGTACGACTCGTACATGACAACTGGGTAGTCCTCCCCCGTATTTAATGTTGCCTTCATAGCATTGATATGGTCGAAGTAACTATCAAAAGCAGATGTAGTCCAGCCGAGTGGGTTGTTGATATTTCCTTCTGAAGCGCCCATCATGATTAGCTCTCCAGCTAAAACAGGGTTTTTACCTAAAACGTCTATGATATGTCTAACTGCTGGTCGAATATACCTACTTCTGACTTGCTCGAATGTTCCGCCCACATTAGTGAATCCCGCATCAGTGTATTTAGCGTAGTAATCAAGAGTACCGAAAGCACCGTAAGATGCTCCAGGTGTACCTAATCTCTGAGAGTTAAAGGGAGCAAAAATAAAGTAAGGTGAAACAATCTGTCCACTCGAATATCTAAACAGACCTCTATTAGCTACCGCAAATGCCCAGGCTGGGGGCATATTCTGTCCTGGGTCACCTTGCGTAGATCCGTCCCCATACATAGCTTCAGCGAAAGTTTGGCCCGCAGAAGGCGCATAAGTGAAGCTTCCAATTAAGTTTGGTCCTCCTACTCTAGGATGGAAGGGAATCCAACCATCTCCAGACGTTGTTGTACCAATTAATGCGTCCACTCCCTTCTCGAAAGTTACTCCGTTGTCCGGGGTAGTCATGTACTTATTCCAAACCCAGCCAAATGCTGAAGCCGTATTAGCAGTTTGGGGCCAAGCAGTACCAAAAGCAGCCACCTGCTCTTCAACTTCTTCTAATGTAGTATCAGCGGAATAGAAGCCGTTTGCTGTGCTGTCACCAATAACTACGAAAACTGGTACGGTGTCGTCAGGTAAAGTAACAAACTCTTTATTTGCCCCAGGACCTGGGGCAAATGGGTTTCGATAGAAATTATTTACAATCTCTGGATCGTCTTGGGTTCTAAGGGAAACATCTTGAAATAATGGCACGGCGAATAATAATTGAAAAGCTCCAGGGTTCGAGGATGTAGAACCCCTAGTTACTCCTTGTATATCTGTACTTGGAATAAAAGTCCCCGCTGAAGTTCCTACACCTTCGTTAATAGCTGCATTGCGCGGGGAATCAATGAGCTTGTAGTTTTCTGGTTGGTAAAGTATATAGTCTCCGTTAATGGGTATATTGGATTTATTATTAACAGGTACTATGCCACCTTTGAGGCCAGCCGCGTTTGAAGGCCACGGGTAGACGAGTCCTGAGGAACCCACGTTGCCTGAGCCCTCATAATGAAATATACCATTGTAAGAACCATAAACATTGTCAGGATTTAAACTTAAGTTGTTGTACGCGGAGACGTTTAAATGATCATTTACGCCCCCAGGCTCAAGTCCAAAGTTAAATGTGTTATTAGCTAAGATATTATTTGGAGGACAAGTGACGTTGCTTCCCAAACCCAACCTACCAATAACTAGATTGTTTTCCATCACTCTTGGTGAAGCTGAAGTGTCTTTTCTGTACTGTCCTTCGCTAACACCAATACCCTCAGAAGACCAGACGGTTCTATCCTCAGGAGTGGCTATCATGATATTGTCTTTCCAATATTCTCCACCAACTCTGCCTCGCAGGTATTGACCGCCAGGATATGCACTAAGGTTTAACCCTTCGAATTGAGTGAAGGGCTCGTAGTTATGAAGTGATCCGTTTACAGTCCAACTCAACACAACTCCTTCGAGAGGAATACCTCCATGCTCAGAACCTGCCTTTGGCCTATAAATAACTCTGTTTCCTGGTCCTTGTGGAACAGCGCCCCCGTTGTTTACATCCCACCAGCCAGTAAACTCATAGGTTCCTTTTACTGCTTCATACACAATCTCACCATTTCTTTGAGCTAAGTTTGTTCTACTGCCTCCTAGTAAAGCTTTTGCTACGTTTACAACCGCAGCTTCAGCAGCATTAAAGGTAGTGTAATCACCAGTTCCATTCAGATCAATGGTCTTAGTTGCTGTTATCTTGTCTGTAGTGAACGCACCTGGATCTGCGTATTCATCGCGGCCTCCTCTGATTCTAGCTTTGCCTAGAATGTCTGTTGTGGGCACTACAGTGGCTGAACCCGTACCAACTCCTATAGCATCGTTACCAGATACATTTACCAAGGCTCCTGTAGCAGAAGTGTATATTACTTGGTTGCCTGTAGAGGGCTGTGCTGTATCCGTAGTGAAGGTCCAGGTTTGTCCTTCTGCCTGAATAGCAGCAGGGAAGGGGCTGTTGGCACCTCCGACGTTGTTGGAGCCTGTGATGGATACGGTGCCAGCCACCCCATAAACTCCAGCAGCATCGAGGACCAAGTTGTTTACCGCGTCAAGACTTATGGTTGCCGTGCCAGACTGAAGGATGCGAATAGCCACAAGGCCAGAGGGGCCGTCCAAGATCGTGTTGTTGTAAAGCGCCACTTCTTGGGCTCCGGTCGAGCACTGCAACAGAAAACTGTAGTTGTTTGAGTTGATAACACAGTCACTGACCTCAACGGCCTGGGCAGTGTTGCCTATCACAAAACCTTGCGTGGTGGCATTGATGATGCATTTGCGGGTCACGGTCCCCGTGCATGAGTCGATATTCAAAGTCTGAGTTGAAGCGCCGTTCACCTCAATACCCTCAAAGATCATGAAGCTATCCCGGTAGAAATTGATGCTCGCAGAGTTTATGACCACCCCACCTCCAACCACACCACCATGCTCACTACCCGCAGCAGGTTTGTATGTCACCTGCCTCTTAGCGTCCGTCGTCAGGGGACTACTGAAGAACACGTTCTCCGAGTAAGTCCCCGCATCAGCTTCAAAAACAATAGCTAAATTGCGTTCCGCTAGATTAGTATCATAAGGAATAGCGTCTACATCCGCTTCAGCAGCAAGAAACGTAGCATAATCTCTTCCTGCTCCGATACTCTTAGTATAGGTCACCTTGTCACTAGTAAAAGCTCCTGGGTCAACGTACTCGTTCGAAGCTCCTCGAAGCCTATCGTTACCAGCAATATCAGTAGTGGTAGGAGCCTCAGAAGCTGTACCCACACCAATGGCATCGTTACCTGATACGTTGACTAGCTTGTATGTAATTGGATCATAAATTAGTTGTGAGCCCGTAGATGCTGCACCTGTAGCAGAGGTAAAGGTCCAAGCTTGACTACCCACGATGGCACTAGAATCGAATCTGTCGCTTAGAAAACCAATATTACCTGTTCCTACAGATCGAGGAGCTAAAGGATCCGTACTTTGTGTTGCATAAATAGTACCGGGATGTGCTCCGTTAATTCTTCCAACTATGTTATTATTGAGAGAAATAGTTCCAAGTTGGTTGACTAAGTTATTGTCAACACCGATAAATCTTTCACAATCTAAAGCGGTGTTGTTATCTGCGTAAACATTTGGGCCACCAGAAACAGTAAACAAGTTGTACTGCACAGCATACTTTGTATTATTTACAAAGAGGCAGTTGTTGACGTAAATCGTGCCATTGTAACTAGCAGATTGGCCGTTGAATACAATACCATGACCACGCACCCCATCATCACCGTCGTTATTAATAATGACGTTTTCAAAGGTAACCACTGGTGGATCTCCAGTTACGAAGACACATGCTCTTCCATCACTGGTTCCGAATCTTTTTACCTCTATGTCCTGAATCTTGGTGTAGTCATCCTCAATAGCTAAGGCAAAGCTCGCAGAAGTTTCTTTCTTAATAACTACTCCTGCTCCTGGCACACCCCCATGTTTACTATTTTCTGCGGCGGTGTATGTAACATTACGAGTAGCATCGGTAGTCAGAGACCCATTAATATTGACTAATTCGTCATACTCCGCAGAATAAGCCTCGAAAACTACGGCAACGTCAAGAGAAACTAAATCACTTCCCCCAGCTATAGTTGGGACCGCTGCTTCGGCGGCTCCAAACGTAGAATAGTCCTGCCACCCGTCCTTACCAATGGTTTTTGTTATGATGGTAGGCATCTATCACCCCTGCTTATCAGTTATAAGAGCAGAAAACTCTGCCCAATTCATTTTCATTGCTGATGGAGTGTTTACATCAAAACGGCGGTAAGTTGTGTATTGAGAGGCTGCTCCAGGAAGAGTGCAATAATACCTACGCTTCTTTAGATATTCAATGTCAGGATCTACACCTGATGTAAGCGGGACCTGTAAGTCTACAATCTCTTGATCTGTGCTATACTTATCTGTAATGTAAACAAAGCTCCAGTTCTCACCCACATTTGCTTCTACTTCTGTGCCTGGGCTAACATTTACCTCTTGAGATAAGACGATATCCCCATCATCATAAGTAAGTTCTTTGCCTGGGGTAGAAATAAGTAATAATGCTGTCATAAAAAAAATCTCCTTAGCGACTAATATATCTAGTCATTAAGGAGATTTTTTTAGATCAACATGTACGCTCTTTAGCATGATCTTCGGCGTTTTCTTTTTCTACTCGATAACCTTCTGGCTTGTAGCCCCAGCAAGTATTCATCACATACCCACTGTATCGGTTCTTAGCTAGAAAGTCTCTAGCATCTTCGTACTCCTGGAAGATGAGTACAGGCGCAACGTGGTACGAGGCCGTAGTGATATAGTAAAAGAGGTGTCTGCTTTGGTTGGGGTCAGTCATGCGTCTATTATAACCTCTCAGGCAGAAAGTACAAGAGCTTTCTCTTGAAACCATGTAGGAACACAGCCACCAAGGTCCCAGTCCCAGGTGATACGCTTGCCCTCGACGAGCTTCTTGTAGACGTAGTAGCCCTGGTAAGCCTCTACGGTGTCGTCACGCTTGCATTCGTCAGGCATACACTGAGGAGGAGGCGTGAAGCCGTTACGAGGAAGGTGGGGAGGGTTATGGCACAGGACATGCTTGAGCTTGGTCCATGAGGCGTGCTCTTTGCCACGACGCATGAAGAACTCGTTAGCAAGGTTGTGCCACAGGTCGTATAGCCAAGTGTAGTGGTCTGTAGACTCACGGACCCAGATTGTGCTCGGATGGTTCTTGTGAGCGATTTGGTAGCAGTCTTCTGCCCAGGGACTGTCAGTCACACGGTGTGCGGTGGACAGGAGTTGAGCGTACTCAATCATCATTTTTGAGCAGTGAACATCGGCATGGTCGATGGCTGCTTGCTGAGGACATTCGTGCAGGTAGAAAATATTCATTTTTTGGTGCGGGAAAGAGACAATGAACCTAGTAGGTCAGCTACATATTATATCCGCTTGCCCAGAGATTTCAATGAGAAACAAGAAAAACAACCTGAAGAAGTATTTAAATAAGTTCTCTATTGAGAAGGATAAGAATATGGGCTCCAAGGATCGACCTGATCGAAATGGCGCGGCTCCTGAAAATCAGCAGGATAACTACTACGGTGTCAAGAATCAAGTCTCTGAAGAAAAAATTGACGAAATAGTACAAGTTATTCCTGCTATTGCAGGTGGACTTGTTAGGGCTGCTATGGCAGGAGGCTCTCTTGCTGCTCGCGCAGGTACACAGGCTGCTAGGATTGTTGGACAGGGGGCCACTAGAGGAGCTAGAGTTGTTGGACAAGGCGTTCGTAGGGCGGGCACGGCTGCTAGACAAGGCGCTCGGCGTGTTGGAAGCAGAGTTGTTAGAAGCGCGGGCGGCAGAATTGTTAGAAAAGTAGGAAGCGAGCTAGGAAAAAGCATGGCCGATGGTGCGGGTCAACGGGAGAGTGAGATCGCAAAACGAGAGGCCGAAGTACAAGAAAAAGAAAGACAACTCGAACTATCCTATACGGTCCACAAACAAATAGGCAGTATCATTGGAGAAGCTTGCTGGAAGGGATATGAAAAGAAGGGCATGAAGACCATGTTCGGTAAGCGTTATCCCAACTGTGTTAAAAAGAAGAGAAAGCTACGCGAAACTATGGAGCAAATTAGCGAAGAAGGTCTTCGCGCATGGTTCGGTAACTCAAGATCAAAAGGAGGCAAGCCTGGGTGGGTGCAGGTAGTCTCTGGTAAGCCTTGTGCTCGTCAGCCTGGGCAAAAAAGCACCCCAAAGTGTGTATCCTCATCAAAAAGAGCTTCAATGACTCCAGCCCAAAGAAGATCCGCACAAGCAAGAAAGAGAAAGGCTGATCCCAACCAGAGACTTAAATCTGGTGCTGCTAAACCCACTTATGTCCCCACGGACAAACCTAAAAAGAAAACCAAAGGTAAAAGAAGATGATTAATGAAAAGAAGAAATCAGGTAAGAAAGATGCGTGCTATCACAAGGTAAAGTCTCGTTACTCAGTATGGCCTTCAGCTTACGCCTCTGGTGCTCTTGTCAAGTGTAGAAAGAAAGGCGCTAAGAACTGGGGTAAGAAAAGTCTTAGAGATGACGTTACATATGCTTACACAGATTTCTGTCATAGTATCATGGAGCTTTCCAGGATCAACGAGAAAATTGGAGGCGGTCAATTAGTTCCTACATCTACAGCGTTGTCGGATCCTAAGAGAGTAAGACCGATAAGTGTTTCAAATGGAAAAAACGATAGGCCAAAACCCACCGCCTCCAAAGTAGTTGGAGATACTGATGCACCGCGTGGTAAAAATGCCGCACAACGGCGTGCAGCCGAGCTTAGAAATCCCGTTGATGCTGAGTTTAAGGTGGTGCCTGAAAAAAGACCGGAACTTCCCGCAGGTAGTAGTGCGCCTACTAAAAAACCAAAAGCACCTAAGTCACCTGCACCTGGGGGCCACCCCGCCGATGTCACAGCTAGGGACCGTAATGTCCTATCTAATCCAGGAAGTTCTGATCCAAAGCCAGGAAGTTCTGATCCAAAGCCAGCGGGAAAAAAATCAGAGGAAACGCCACCTAGAACCCCTAGAACCCCTGGAGCACCGAATCCAGCTAATGTCCCCGATGGTAGCAAGCCTAGAACTAAGTTAGACTCAACAAAAATTGGTCCAGTAACAAAAAGGGGTGCCCATAGTTACAGAGGAGAATCCGGTAGACAGGTAAGAAGAGATCTTGCAGCCAGAAGAAGAAGTGACAAGCGGTCCAGAAGATATAAGCAGTTCAAGGATACTTTTAATAAGGTAAGGGGTGTTGGCAGTGACGTAGTAAAAGGAGGCCAAAGTCTCGCTAGAGGAGCAGGTAATCTTTACGGTGGAGTAAAAACCGTGGCGCGGGGTGCTGCTGCTCCCCTTGCAGATATCGTTAAGACAGGCTACAAGGCTAGTACAGCCCTCAATAAGATGAGGGCTAAAAATGCTAGAAAAATAGCTGACCTTAGAACAGCGGAAGCTAGAGGAAAAATAGCTTCTAGCCAAGCAGACGCTGCTAAATATGCGGCTGGAGAAGCCCAAGAGCGAAAGAGAACTCAAAGAGCAGTTAGGTTAGGACGGATCCCTGGAGGGCCGGGAAGCCCAACTAACAGCACTCGAACCCAAGGTCTAAAAGTTCCAGACGTTGTTGGAGCAAATGACGAATTTAAGCGGTATAGGAAAAAGCTCTCTAAATTAAAATCAAAGGAACAAAGAGACCGAGCCACGGCTGTTGCTGGACAAGCATTCGATAACAGTGTTTCTATGGGAGAGGGGTACAGGCAATTAGGTTTCTTGATAATCGAGAAGAGTGCTGCCTGGACAAGGAAAGCGGGAAAGAATCCTAGCGGTGGCCTAAACGCTAAAGGCGTAGCCTCATACAGAGCACAGAACCCAGGCTCGAAGCTTAAGACTGCGGTTACCACTAAGCCTAGCAAGCTCAAGAAGGGCTCCAAGGCTGCTAAGAGAAGAAAGTCTTTCTGTGCTCGTATGAAAGGTATGCGTGCCCGTCAGAAGTCTAGTAATAACACAGGCAAAGATCGTCTCAGCTTATCACTAAAGAAGTGGAATTGTTAGTTTTAGGATAAACCACTAGCAAAGTTTATTGCAATAATTAGTATATAATATAGGGGACGAGGTAAAGTTATGAGCGACACCAGAGAAGACGATTGGGTTAGATATAAAGAGTTGGTTTTATCTGAAATAGAACGCCTTCATGGTGACATTGAATCTACTGAGGGGAAGCTCCTAGCGGGTATCAATAAGCTTGCCGAAAACCAAACGAGGATGAGCCACGATATAGTTAAACTAAAAACCCAGGCCACTATGTGGGGCCTGGGTGCAGGTGGCTTTATCAGTGCTATCGTAGCTTTCTTTAACGATATCTTTATTAGATCCTGATCGGAATAGGATCACCTAGCTCGTCGCAGACTTTTGCAAGGTCATGATAAATTGCCATAACATTGTTATAGGAATCCTGGTAATTCCCTTCGTTTACGAAACCTGCAAATTGCTTGGCATGGCTATTTTCCGCAAAGGTTAGCTTCTTCTCCAGGCGTTCTCTTTCTTTTTGTAGTTCTGCTTTACTCATGATTTATGCTCCTGGTCGTCGTCTTTTGCTACAGCGTCCCAGTTAATGTCATTAAAGATGTCAGTGATCTCTTGTAGAAGAGCATCAAAATCCATGTTGACCGTACCTGAGGTGTCCTCGTCTTCTTTTTCTTTACTCATGATTTAGGGATGGGCGAGCATTGCCCAGTGCATCCTCCCGATGCGTTACAATTGATACATTCAGTCATCTTTCTCGTCGTAGCGTCTCATCGCCAGGAGCCCGTAACCTACAATGTCCTGCCACGGATTCTCACTGAAAGCTTTTGGGTCGTTAGCGATTCGGAATAGTTTATCTAGTATACGAGCGATTGTCAATAGATCATCATATTGATTTAATTGTATGCCGTTAGGAAACATCTGACGAAGGCACTCCCCGCTCCTACCAAAGGAATCACCGTAGGCATTCTGTTTAGCTTGTACTAGCTGTCCTACGTCCCAGCCGATACTGTCATAGCTCTCGCTTTGCTTCATGTTCAATGTAGTGTTTAAGTTCTAGGTATGCCATGTAAGATCCTTTTGCAAAGTCTGAAGTTGACTCGTTTCGATCATTCACAGGCGTTTTATTATAGAGATCAATCCAGTAGTCTGCCCGATCATTAATATGTTTTAGTAGTTCTTCTTTCATTTTAATTTTGGTCCCGAAATCCAGCACACCAAACTATTGCGAACTCCAGAGGTTACAGGTAACACTTGATGAGTTAGGAAGGAAGGAAACATTATAGCTGTTCCCTTTTTTAACACAGCAACTTCTCCTACTACATTTTCTAAAGTAAATCCTCCTCCAGAGAAACTTTCGGGGTCATCAAGCAAGACTACAAAACTAATTTTTCTGTGTCTATGCTTTGGACCAGTATCTCTATGAGACTTATAAAAGGATTCTCCTTTTTTTGCGTCATACCTTGTAAACTGTATGGACTCTCCAAAACCCCTGATGTCATATTCCCATTTATTGGTCCTAGTAACGGAGTCGTAAATTCTATCGTATAACCACTCCCAACCTTGCACAGGCATCCAGGCTATCTCGCTGTTACGAATAGCTTTTTTATACTCAAATGAGGAAACGGACATAACAGAACCTGCACTAAGCTTTGCTTTATCTCCCCAATCTTTTATTTCTTCGCACTGTTCTTCAGTTAAAAACTTATCAAAATAAAAATAAGGAACGTCAATATGGTCAATTCCTTTTGACCAATCATCAGGAATATAAGATCTGTGTAGTGTATTCATGTCTTATTATAGTGGTACGCCATCCAGGATTTGAACCTGGGACCTACGGATTAGAAGTCCGTTGCTCTATCCACTGAGCTAATGGCGCGTTGTATGGTCGGGGTGAAAGGATTCGAACCTTCGGCCTTCCGCTCCCAAAGCGGACGCGCTACCAAGCTGCGCCACACCCCGTTATAGTTACATGTTACATGCTTGGGCACAGAAAAGCAATAGAATAGCGATAAATAGTGCAGCCCAGCATCCGTTATTGTTTTCTTTTTGTACTTGCATGATAAAAGGTGGCTCCCGAAGTAGGGCTCGAACCTACGACCTAACGGTTAACAGCCGTTTGCTCTACCAACTGAGCTATTCGGGAATTGTATGTGGAGCCAGATGTCGGACTTGAACCGACGACCGCTGCTTTACAAAAGCAGTGCTCTACCACTGAGCTAATCTGGCGTGTATGGTGGAGGTGGCGCGAATCGAACGCGCGTCCAGGAAGAACGTAGAACTTTAACCTTTGGGCTATAATCGTCCCGCTTTCGCTGTCCAACCTGTCGATACCGTTTCACCCCCGTTGTATGGTAGGGATGGCGGGACTCGAACCCGCACTTTACAGATTTTCTTACCAGCTACAACTTTCGTTGCTGACTCTACTATATAATAGTAAAGGCATTTGTGGTCTGGACTATATCTTCACCATATTACTTAGGTGCCTTCCGTCTAGTCTCTACACCTTCTCAATACGCCATGAAACTAAGAAAATATACATTAGAAGAACTGAAAGATGCTTTAGCAACCAGCACCTCTTATCGCCAAATTCTTGATAAGTTGGGCGTTATTCCTGCTGGAGGTAATTACGCAACTTTAAGAAAAGCGATTGCTCACTTCAACCTTGATACTTCCCATCTCAAAGGGCAGGGCTGGAACAAAGGTAAGAACTTTGGTCCCAAAAGACCAATTGAAGATTATCTATCAAATAAGTATTCTTGTAGCTCTCATCGTCTTCGACAGAGACTACTAAAAGAAAACTTCTTCGAGGCGAAGTGTTATAACTGCGAACAAACCGAATGGTTAGGAAACCCTATCCCATTAGAGTTAGAACACATTGATGGAAACCATCAGAATAACACTCTAGATAACCTTATCTTACTTTGTCCAAACTGCCATGCTCTTACTCCTACTTATCGAGGTAAGAATAAGGGCTCGTATTGAGCTTGGCTCGGTATTACCATGCTAAAGGCTTCACCGAGTTTGAAAGGTTCTACCTAAAGGGTTTCCCCTAAAGGCACTCAAATTTTAAAAAGAACTAAGTCTGTTGCCTCTGCCGATTGGGCTACATCCCCGTAAAATGGTTGGGCATGTGGGAATCGGACCCACCTCATAGATACTTATAAGATACCGTGTGACAACCAGCCACCCATGCCCATGTAAAAGCGTAGAGGTGTGGTATCTTAAGTTCCAGCCATTGTCGCCTCAGGCTCACCTCTACGCTATATTATACCAACTCAGTGGTGCATTTCAAGCATCAGCTTCGAAATTCTTGACATCGTAAATCTTTACTCCGTCCTTCGTCACCTTGGGAGAATAGAGTGCTCCCTCCTTCTTCGGAACCTTGCCGTTCAGGATTGCATCCGCAATCTTGTCAGAGATGTTATTCTTGATGAACCTAGCGATGTTCCTGGCCCCGTACTCACGGGAGTATCCGTGCTTGACAATATACTCAAGGAGGGAGTCAGTAACTTCGATAGGAAGCTTGTCCAGTTGTAGCTTGGCAATCTTCTTTACATCTTTCTTGGTAAGTGCATTGAATACAACTACCTCGTCAATACGGTTCATGAACTCAGGGCTGAAGTGGCCCTTCACAGAAGTCTTGACTGCATCCTTCTCCTCAGCTTCCGTAGGATCGTTCTGTGTGAAGCCCAGGCGGCGTTGCTTGGACTCCACGATACCTTTGTTGGAAGTGAAGATAAAGAGCGACTGAGAGAAATCTAGGACGTTGCCCATGTTGTCTGTGCAGGTGCCGTCGTCCAAGAGGCTCAGGAGGAAGTCGTAGAGCTTGTGGTGGGCCTTCTCGATCTCGTCGAACAGGAACACCCAGCGGTTGCTCTTCTCTGCCTTCTCAGCCATCAGGCTCTTCTCAGTGTGTCCGACGTAGCCTGGAGGAGAACCGATAAGCTTGGCATACTCATGGCCCCCAGCGTACTCAGCACAGTTGACCTTGTAGAAGTTGCCGCTGTACTTATCTCCTAAGATCTTAGCAAGCTCAGTCTTACCCACTCCCGTAGGACCAACGAACAAGAACGAGGTCCCCTGTGACAGTCCCGTAGCCGTAAGCTTGAGCGCCTTGATGACGCTGGCAATAGCTTGGTCTTGTCCTAGGATGTTCTTCTTGAACGATCTCTCTGCGGACTTGATATCCTCCAAAGAAGACAGGTTGATGTCGGGATCTTCAGCCTCTCCCTCAATAGTCTTCTTAAGACGATCAAACAGAGTGGATTCCTCCAGCCCACGCATAAACGTATTCGAGTTTAGCTCAGTGCAGATGAAGGTCATCGAGAAGTTAGGATAGAGATTGATGATCTGATCGTAAACGATGTCGTAGATCTCTTCCTCCTCGTACATGTCCGAGGTTGCAATGTAGTTCATGATAGAATCCATATCCACAATGAACTTCTTTACAAGGTACTTCTTATAGTCCTCAAGGTTAACAGGAGTCTCTGAGTCCTTAACTCTCTTCTTGATAACCCAGTAAAGGGCTTTCTCTTCCTCAAGGGTCATGCCCTTAATCAGGAGAACAGTGTTAAGGTCACGGCAAACAGCCCTGTATACGTTTTGGTTTTGGTCTGAATCACTCATTTAATAAATTGTCTAGGTCGCTAAAGGTCGAGTTAGTTGTTCCTTTGTTTGCTTTCGTCTTGCTGGGCTCATTGCCCTCTTCCATTTTAACAACAAGATTGAGGATCTTGATAACATTATTCTTGGAAGCTTGCGCGACTTTTAGACAATCCACCATAAGTGATTTAGCGGTAGAGTCTTGTGGATTTTCGTCTACCATCTGCCGAAAAAACCTGTGCGTAGTTAACGCAAGTTCACGATCATCCTTGGCTTCGGAGATCAGGTCCTTCGCAATCTTCTGAATCCTGGTGGGGCTCAGGTGTGCGGTTTTGGGTACATAAGGTGAAGGCATATCAGCTTTCCTCCTTAGTATTTAGTAGGTAGCGATGAGGAAAATGCTTTTGTACATACCAATTAACTAAAGTATCCCACTCTCCTAGAGTTAGATCAAGGCCAAAGGGCTTCCACCCAAGGGGTTCGTTGCTTAAAATGTTCATGATAGCACCTCAATATCAGTTATACTTCCAGACTTAACTTCATTTCCATCAGGAAGAACAAACTGTAATTTAGAATCTAGAACTGTTGCGAACGCTGACAATCCAGTAGGATGCTCTAAGTCAATCTCAACTCTAACACCTATTCTAGTTACAGTTTTAGGTAGCTCTGTATTTACTGTCTCTACTTCTACTTTTTTTACGGGTGCTTTCTTTTCGCCCCAAACCCATGACCACGGCATAGTTATCTCCTTTTAGTAAACTTCTCAAAATTATCCTCTTCATCCCAATCGGTAGAGATGTCCGAATAATCTATTGATTGTTCTTTATTATAGGAGAATGTTTTTAGTTTTACTTTACTTTTCCTACGGTTGTTTCTACGAACATTTACTTGATCGTAAGTATCATCATCAAAATTACTTCTATAAGTATCAGCCATTTTTAAAAAATACCGAAAGGGTCTTCTTCCTCTTCATCGTCGCCGTCTAAATCATAAGCAAACGTAACTTCTGATAATTTTCTGGCGACCTTTCCCTCCATAGGAAAAGCCATCGCCACCTCTTCCTTCTTGGGATCCCAATACATGGTAGCACAGTCATGATCTTCTTCCATCATGTCATAGATCATATTATACAAGCAACAATTCTTGTAATAATCCATGAACTCAGGATCTCCTGTGGTGTAAGACTCTTCTCCACCATTCTGGTTAATCCAAAAAAGCATTTGCGCTTCAGTAATGTAAAGGCCGTTGCTATCTACGAGCAGCGGAACTCTGAACTCATCCATGACAAAAAAAGTGAGGAGGAAGGCGACGGGGGAAAAACCTTCCTCCTCTGGAAGTGAGGGACTAGCCCTCAGTTATATCTAGTGGGGCTGAGAGCTTGCCCCGTAAAGTTTTTATCAGTTGTTGGCGAAGTTAGCAGCAAGGTCCCACAGTTGGCTGTTAAGCTCAACGTCCCTGGAGATGCTGGTGATCTTACGAGCCTTACGGCGCGTCTTAGGATCA